CCAGTGACCTTCGGGTTATGAGTTTAAAACAATATTGTTTTAAATTTATAATCTTTTGATTCCCAACATTACAAAAGTAAAAAAATACGCAAAAATATAGTGATTTGTATGCGTTATTAGTATTCGTTTTATCTATTTTTTAGGGTAAAAATTAACAACTTTAGATTTATTTTTATGCGGATATTCTGCCCACATCTTGGGTTGTATTATTACGTTTTTTTAATTCTTCAAGCTCTTGCTCTAAACGTTTTATTTTCTCGTCTTTAATATCAATTGCTTCTTTAAAAATAGAGCCATACCCCAGTATTAACCAGATAGGTCTCACTTCAGGAATATTGTTCATTATTTCTTCTAACACACTTGCAGGAATAGGTTTATTACCAGCAATAAATGTAACTAATTCGACATAATCAACTTTTATCAATTTAGCCAAATCTTGATAGCTTATATTTTTTACCTTACAAAGTTCATCTAAACGAAGTCCAACCCTTTCCAATGATGTTGTATTATGTTTAGAACTTTTATAACGACTCAGATCATCAATGATCCAATTTTTAGGCTCTAAATGATACTTCCCGTACAAAAAATCTTCAAATTCAGGATAAACTTTCTTTATCTTATCAAATGTATCTACAGGAATTGGAACTTTTTTAATAGCTTGTGAAAAAGCAGATTCACTATGATAACCAATTATTAAAGCAAACTCTTTCTGTGTTTTTACATTTCCTATACTCTTTAAAAATGAAATGAATTTTTTAATATTTTCTTTATTCATAACGAAAAATATTTATTTGATATTCAGCAAAATACAGAATGTAGATAAAGAAACTTTATTTTAAATTTGGAATATTAGATAAAGTTTCTTTATCTTTGCACCTGTAAAACTACCAATGTAAGACTACAGCGGTAAAATTAGATATTTATATGAAATTGACCAAGAAAGTTATTTACTTTTTTTCTGAGAAAGGAAAAAAACAAACAAGAAGAATGCAACTTGCATTAGCTATTGGCGTTGGATATGATACCATAAATAGGTATATAGACAACAATAATGAAAAACTTGACACGACAAAATGTAGAAGTGCACTTATTGAAATTACAGGAATACCTAATGAGAAACTGTTTGAAATGTCTAACCTTTAATCCTCCACACTATGTTTAAAAGAATCACTTATTATCATCTCGACCAAGATTGTCATTTGTGCCGTGTAGAGATACGCACAATTTTATTTGGCATTGTTATCAGTCGCCAGTTTTGCGATGTGATATAACTTAAAATGTTTTTCAATGGATGCTGAAACTGTATACAAGGTTGCCCAGGCGTTGGATAATACCCAACGAGAACGCTTGCGCCAACTATTGAATACCAATGTAGAAAGCAATCCAATAACTAAACAGAAAAAGAAAAAACAACTATGGGACGAAAACGAACTAAGAGAGCGAATTATCGCCGATTTTCAAAGAAGAGCAAGAGAGTTCAAAAACAAAAACACCTTCCTCACCTCCTCTTCGAGGTAGTTCCGATAAGTGCTACTACCAAGGTAAAAACAACCTATAAGGTGTCGGCTGAAAAGCGGAAGATATACAATAATACTTACCGCCTCAAATGCAAAGGTTATAGAGTAGAACCGCACAAGCATACTATCTATGCCTATAACGATGAAGTAATGAACACTACACAAGCCAAGAACTTAATGAAACTCGGCTTTGTAGTTCAATTAGAAATACAATAACTATGGTATACGGATATATACGCGTAAGTTCTGATAAGCAAACAGTAGAAAACCAACGTTATGAGATAAATAATTTCTGCAAAAAACAAAAAATAAAAATTGATGTATGGGTAGAAGAAACTATCTCTGGAATGACAAAGGTAGAAAACCGAAAATTGGGTAATCTACTAAAAAATATGGTCAAAAATGATATTATTATTTGTTCGGAATTGTCTCGATTAGGACGAAATCTACTGATGATTATGTCTATACTTAACGAATGTATGAACCGTGAAGTACAGGTTTGGACTATCAAAGATAATTACCGACTTGGTAATGATATTAGTAGTAAAGTACTTGCTTTTGCTTTTGGTCTATCAGCTGAAATAGAGAGACAACTTATATCTCAACGAACCAAAGAAGCTTTAGCACGCAAAAAGGCTGAGGGAGTAGTATTAGGGCGTCCAAAAGGACACAAATCTGCTAAAACTAAACTCACAGGAAAAGAAGAACAAATAATAGAACTTTTAGAAAATAACATTAGCTATAGTGCTATTGGGAGATTAACAAAAGTTCATAGACTTACCGTAGCTTCTTTTGTAAAAAGACATAACCTAAAAAAATAAAATACCTATGAAATCTGTAATCACCCCAGAAAAAGCAGCGTTCATTCGAGAGCATTACCTAAAACTATCAGGTAAAAAAATTGCAAAAACATTAGGTGTATCACCTTGTGCAGTTCAGAGATTTATGCGTAAAAACAACCTTAGAATATCAGCTGAATTATGTGCTTTTTTCAAAAGTGAGGGAAGTAAAAAACCTTTCAAAAAAGAAGAACTTACTTTTATTCACGAGCATATTCGCAATCATTCTTTAAAGTGGATAGCCAAGGCATTAAATAGAAGTTGTGTTACAATAAGAAAAGAAGCACACCGCTTAGGGTATAGCGAACTACTGAAAAAAAAATCGCTAATTAGTAGATATCAAAAAGGGAAGATTCCTGAAAACAAAGGTATAAAAATGTCAGAAGAAACTTATGAGAAAGTAAAACACACTTTCTTTAAGAAAGGGCATTTACCTCATAATACTCTCACTGATTATACAGAAGTGATTCGCAAAGAAAAAGGTACTTCTTACATCTATATAAAGATACCAGGAGCGAGAAAAGCAATACCTAAGCACCGTTATCTATGGGAGCAAGCACACGGAACAATACCTAAAGGGTATAATATCATTTTTAAAAATGGGAATACGCTTGATTGCTGTTTAGAAAATTTGGCGTGTGTAAGCGATGAAGAACTTATGCAAAACAATACCATTCACCGTTATCCTAATGAGTTAAAAACAGCTATTAAACAGATTTCTAAAATAAAAAAACAGCTAACAAAATGAACTTAGACGACTTAAACGAAACCTTATTCAAACTTTTAGACGACATCAAAGAGGAGCGCGTTGATACTTCAAGAGCACAAGCGATGACTAATGTTGCTAATACCATTATCAATTCAGCTAAGATACAGCTTCAAGGAATTAAACAAATGCAAGACTCAGGCATAGTGCCTTTAACAATGAAAGACTGTAGTCCGAAATTGTTAGGTGGCTTATATGATCAAAAGAGTTCTTTTGCTAAAAAACTTGGTTACTCTAATGTAGCAGAAGCCATTGGAAAAATGGGAAAAGAGCAATTCAATAAACTTTTTGAAGAAAGAAACTGATTATGATTAAATCATCAGTCATAGATAAATTATACGAAGCTGACCTTTGCCAAGCTATTGGCAGGGTGTATACCGATGCTTCGTATAAGATACGCAATAACGGAACGGCGGAGGGGTGCTCGCCTTTCAAAAACGAGCGCACCCCCAGCTTCAAGGTTTCCAATGTAAAGAATATATGGAAAGACTTTGGCTCTGGCAAAGGAGGTACAAGCATTATCGACTTTATCCAAGAATACAAAGGCGTTGATTTTCTCGAAGCGGTAAAAATCGCCTGCGAAACCCTCAATATTCCTATAGAATACGAAAAAGAAACCGACGAGCAAAAGGAAAAGCGCACCCAAAAGCAGAGCCTTACACAAATACTCAAGAAAACTGCGGAAATATACCGTCAGAACTTTGTGAGTTTGCCCCCCGAGAGCGAAGCCAAGAAGTATATGCTTAGCCGTAATTTCAGCGATGAGATTGTGGATAACTTCGGTATAGGGTATGCCTTGGCAGGCTTGTACGAGGCTTTCAAAGAGCAGGCTATCGTGAGCGATGGCGAAGCATTAGGACTGTTGCGCAAGAATAACCAAGGCAACTATTACGACTTCTTCAAGGGGCGTATTATCTTCCCTATTAGCGACAAGTATGGGCATTGTGTAGGCTTTGGCGGTAGAATACTTACTAACGATAAGAAGCAACCTAAGTATATCAATAGTGCTGAGTCTGATTTATTCGATAAATCTAACTTGCTGTACGGCTTCCATTTGGCGCGTAACACCATTGCCAATACGGGCGAGGTCTATTTGGTAGAAGGCTATACCGATGTAATGCGAATGCATCAGATAGGGTTTACCAATACCATAGCTACCTTGGGCACGGCTCTCACGCCACAACACTTGGCACAGCTGAAGAAGCTATGCCGTAAGGTGATTATCTTCCGCGATAGCGATAGTGCAGGGCAAACGGCTGCCGAGCGTGATTTACAACTGATATTGCAAGCGGGTTTGTTTGCCGAATTAGTGGTATTCCCGTCGGAAGACAAAGAAGACCCTGACAGTATAGGGCAACGCCCCAATGCGGTAGAACTTATCAAATACTCGCGCAACGATGCTATATTGCACCTTATTGGCGAAGCCTACCGCGCAGCACTCGACCGCTATACTGAAAAACACGGACAGAGCAAAAAAGCACTGCTATTACCCGAAGATAAAAAGAACCTTACCGAATTGGCTAAAAAACTTGTAGGCTGCATTCCTGATGACACTACCCGCGAGGCGTATGCCGAGCAGCTGAAAGAGCTGTTTAAAATTAAGGTAGCTTCACAACAAAAAAAGGAGGAGAAACCTAAAAACATTAACAACTCCACACGTGTTCAAAGAGGGGAGGGGAGTGGTATAGACGGCTCGCTCGATAACTGTGTTTTCCCTGACGAAGTAGAAGATCCTTACCTGTATAAGAATGAGATTATAGAATACGGACTTTTTCAGCACAAAAACCGCATCTATACATCAGCGGGCAAGGAAGGTAAGGAATATTTTATCTCGATTTCTAATTTCTCTATTGAAATAGTGCAGCATATGCAAGATGAGAAGTTCCCGATGAAACTTATACGCATCTGCAATATCTATGGCAGTGAAAAGATTTTTGATATACTTTCCGATAAAATAAACTCCCTACCCTCGTTTAAGAACGTGGTAACCTCCTTTGGTAACTACTACTTTTCGGGCACTCCTTCACAGCACGAACGCCTCTTGCGTTACCTTTTCGACCGTATGGGCACAGGGCGTAAGATTAGCATACTCGGCTGGCAAACGGAAGGCTTTTGGGCGTGGAATAATAAAATAGTAATACCCCAGGGCGAAGATATAGTACTCGACAAAACGGGACTTTTCAATTATCAAAAAACTTGCTATTACATTCCTTCAGCAAATGCCAATTACGAAAATAATGCCTTTATGTATGGTGCGCAAAAGAGGTTTAAGAGTACAGCCACTTCGTTAGTCCCTCCTGAGTACTTCAGACAGATGTATAAGGTACACCGCTCGCACGCCATTACGGCTATACTCTTTGGCATTGGTGCTTTCTACCAAGATATTATTGTAGCGGGCACGGGCTTTTACCCTTTGCTCTTTCTCTATGGCCCTGCTTCAACAGGTAAAGATAATCTTTGCGAGGCGGTACAATCGCTAATGGGGATTCCTCAAACCGCGATACAGCTTGAAGGAGGTGCCAGTACCATTAAGGCACAAATACGCGAATTTTCTCAGTTTAGCAATGGTATATCGCAACTATCGGAGTACAAGCGCGGCAACCCACAGATTGATGGGGTACTAAAAGGCTTGTGGGACAGACGAGGCTATAAGCGAGGCACGATAGAAAGCCCCGTAGCTACCGAAGAAGTACCTATCTTATCGGCTACTATCCTCACTGGTAACGATTGCCCCGATGCTGAAGCCCTTATCACCCGCCTATTGTGGGAGGAAATGAAACAACAAGAGTTTGACGACGAAGCTAAAATACAGTATAACGTGTTGAAAGATATGTGCAAGAAAGGTATATCGGGTATGGCCGACTTCTTTATCCATAAGCGAGACTTCTTTGCCGATAAGTTCTTGGAAACCTACCGAGAGGCTAAAAGGAATTTCACCAAAGGAGAAGTATTTAAGAATGTGCCATCGCGTATTACCGATAACCTCTCAGTACTTCGGGCGGTATTCAGCATCTTTAAAAACGATTGGATATTCCCCTTTACTGAAGAAGAGATGTTAGCGCACTTCGAGATAATGGTGGATAGCCAACGTAAGAAAATAGAAACCGACTCGGCTGCCAATCGTTTTTGGGATTGTATCTTGGTATGTATGCGCCTCACCCAGGGCGAAGCCTTACGAATGGGTATCAACCTGCGCGAGGAAGGTGGCTATCTAAGTTTCAACTTCAGCACAGTATATAGTATAGTGCAACGCCAATGGTTTATACAATATAGAGAGAACGCACCAAGCAAAACCGAATTACGCCGACAGATAAAAGAAGCCGAGAGTTTCGTAGGAGAAGAAAAAGCCGTACGAATAAACCTAACCATCAACAGTCCTACCAGTGCGATAAAGGTAAACATCAACAAGCTGCCTATACGTGCAGAACTCATCGCAGAGATTGAAAATCAACGATTAAGAGGAGAAGTAAAAGACATACAAGACGAAGATAATAGTTTTTATTGATAGCTAAAAAACACGAAAATTGAAAAATGAACTATTTTTTTTATAAAAACGCGATTTTTTCAGAAAATGGCACTTTTTTTTTCCTACATTTCCTACAAACACTCAATATTCTAATAATGAGTATATTAACTAAAAAAATACGTAGGAAAGTACGTAGGATTTGTAGGATTACGTAGGAACTCGTAGGAAAGTGTAGGAAAAGTTTTTCGGTTTTCCTACGTAAAAAAAGCACTTTCCTACACACTAAAAAACGCTAATATGCTGAAAATCAAATGTAGTATTTGTAAAAATAGCTCTGTAGGAAATGTAGGAAAAAAAAATGCCCCTTTTTGGAAAAAAGTAACTTTTTTGAAGAAAAAATGCTGAAAATAGCTCTTTTCGCTATAGATAAAATTTATAATTATGAAATATTACTTTAAAATACTGACCAATATAAAGGTAGCAGCTGCTTATCTACACAAGCGTAACAATGTAGTAATGGGCTTATACCGCCAAGGCAACTTAGTAGGCGGACTCCTCCCTGTGGGAAGTCCCTTGTGTTTACAAGAGTATTTAAGCTCTATATCGGGTATTTTCCCTTCGCAAAAAAAGGATTTGCTGCTATATCGCTGTATGAGCAATACTATTACCTACGCCAATAATAACTGGGGCAAATTTTTAAAGCAAACTTATATACCCATTAGCGACAACAATTATATAGCAAGCTCGCTACTGTGTATAGAGCCTATCATCGTTTATCTCCCCAAGGTCGAGGCTTATGTAGCTGCTCTGTACTGGCATCAGTATTTGGTTGGGTTTTGCCATTTTTCCGATTTGTCAATTAGCAAATTAGAAAAATTGCCCATTCGCAAGTTATTCCCTACCGACTTAAACAATTTAGATAGCTATCTAACCGACAACCCTACCATTAAATACTATTGCAATAACGAAATGATATTTATTAATAACTAACATCCAAATTCTTATGCTAAGCATCACTTTACACCTGCCCATTTATCTTATTAAGTATATGCGTACGCTCTATGGCGAGCCGTATGCCCCAAAAGCAAACGACGAAATAGGTATCTATATCCTCAACGTGTTGCAGCGCAAAAGCAACCTATCGGAGTACCAATTACGCGCTAAGAAAGAAATATTGTATACCTACCAGCTCACTATTAGCACAAGCAATTACGAGAAGCGTGGGGCGATAATCTTGCCACAACAGAACACACTAATAGTGAAGTTTGTGGACAGTCATTTTCGCCGAGAGCTATTTCGCACGGCAGTAATGAACCACTATTATTATAGTATACCTTATAAGTTCACCATCATCAACATATTAAGGTCCTACAACATCGAAGAAAACGATTTGCCTTACGAGACCATTCGCAAGGATTTTAACCGTAAAAAAGAAGAAATTGAAAAACGATTATTAAAATGAACACCCTACACCTCACCATCAAAAAGAAGTGGTTTGATATGATACTCTCAGGGGAGAAAACAGAAGAGTACCGCGACATCAAACCGTATTACAACCTTCGTCTTATAGGAAGAGATTACGACACTGCCGTCTTTCGCAATGGTTATGCTCGTGATGCTCCAAGCCTCATTGTAGAATTAAAAGCAATACGCTTTGGCACAGGCAAACCTGAATGGGGCGCAGAAGCCAATAAGAAGTACTTTGTACTATACTTAGGAAAAATTATTAACACTAAAAATATCGACAAATGAGAACAATCAAAGATTTAACCGTAAAAGTAACCTACACTGTAGGTTTATCAGATGTAGAAGTCTCCGATGAAGTATTTGAACAATTAGATAAAATGGCAGACTATGGATTTTCTGTTGAAGATTGTGAAAGTAGCAAGTATCCAGAAGCGTTTGATTGGCTTGCTTACAACATAAGAGAAAGAGATGCTATGGATTGGGCATACGAAGTGGAAATAGACTAATAACATTAAAAACAAAACAAATGAATAAAGACATTTTAACAGTTGATAAAGCCAAAGAATCTGTATTAAAAGAGATAACAGAAAAACAAAAAGCAGGAAAATCTATCTCAGAAATATTAGAAGAAAGTAGAGGTTTTACAATAACAAATACCTACTGCTATAACAATTTTGTAAATTTAAATAAAAACAATGAAAACAATCCAAGAACTCGTCCCACTTATCCAAGAATGGGCAAAAGAAAGAAAAATCTATGAACAACTAACACCATTTGATGAGCTCCTTAAAACCCACGAGGAGGTTGGCGAACTTATCAAAGC